GTGTCGGGTGGTAACTCACTTGAACTGAAAGTCGCGATCATGAGCGGCCCTGCAGACTTCTCGGAAGTCCTCGGTGAATGGAAGAGTGTCGACGTCAACCAGTATCACCTACATCAGTACGGCAAGTTCGAGAACCTCTTCACTCGAATGTTCAATGCGATGAAGAGCCAGAACTGGTTCGACAAATCAGACTCCATGACCGACTACTTCCATACCGCTTACTACCTGTCGCTCTCGATCGGTAAGTGGAACAAATCTTATGTGCAGGTGAAATAACCTGCACTTTTCTATTGACATCTTCAACGGGCCAGTATAGACTGTTCTAGAAAGGAACATGACATGACAGCACTTGCCAAAAAGTCTATCCTCGCCCGTCTTCTTGCTCGCGAGAATATTACGGTCGAACAGACCAACCATCACACCGCCTTCTTTGACGTTGAACGGCGTATCCTTGGTCTTCCTTACTTCAAAGATGTTGGGAACGATCTCTACGATCTTCTCGTCGGTCACGAGATTGGCCATGCCCTTCACACTCCTGCTGACGGGTGGCACTCCTCGACAACTGACATTCCCGGTTGCCCTCGCAGCTACGTTAACATTGTCGAAGACATCCGCATCGAGAAACTTGTTCTTCGCGAATTTCCCGGACTTCTCGGGTCTTTCATGCGTGGTTATCAAGATCTTCTTGATCGTGACTTCTTCGGCATCAAGAATGAGAATGTTAACACCCTATCGTTCATGAACCGGTTGAACATCTTCGCTAAGTCTCGCAACTTGGTTAAAGTCAAGTTCAATGCCAAAGAACAACCCTATGTTGATCGCGCTATGGCAGTCGAAACGTGGGAAGACGTCATGGACTCCTGCCGTGAACTCTATGCGTTTATGAAAGAAGAACTTGAAGCTGCTCGTAAAGCTCAAGAGGAAGAAGCTGCGATCGCTAAAGCTCTTGGCATTAAGCCCACTATGGGTATCCCCGACAAGATCATCATCAAAGCTGGTAGTGAAAACGAAGGTGAGACGGTTGAGACTTCCAAGATGTCGGAAGAACTCAAAGAAGCTATCATGAACGGTGAAGTCGAGATTGAAATCGACGTTGAGAGCTTCGAGAAAGCTGAAGAGTCGAAGAAAGAAGAGACTGAAGAAGACGATGCCATCGCTGTTACTACTGCCGGTGACTCTCAGACTGCTGACGCGGTTGAGACTGACGCGATCTTCCGTGCTGCTATTCGTAGCTCCTTGGTTGACACCATAAGCGCAGGTGGCAAGACTGTCTACGCAAAGGGTCCTACCAAAGGTATGGCAGCTGCTGTTACTTCTTCTTACGACAAAGTTGCTAAAAGCCGGCGCATCCCAACTGGCGACGCTTTCCCTGAGAAACGGTTCATCCGTTTCAACGGCGCGATGAAAGATGCAGTCACTGTGATGGTGAAAGAGTTCGAGATGAAGAAGACTGCTCGCCGGTTTGCTCGGGCTCGGACCTCGACGAAAGGTTCTCTTGATGTTAACGCTCTTCATCGTTACAAGTACGATGATCACCTGTTCAAGCAAGTGACTCACCTCGACGACGATCAGTCTCATGGTATGGTTATGCTGGTAGACTACTCGAGCTCGATGGCAGGGATCATCCAGAAAGTGCTCAAGCAGGTTCTCGTGTTGACCACCTTCTGTAAGCGAGTCAACATCCCCTTCGAAGTGTATGGGTTTACTAACCCTTCGTTCTACTCTTCTGATCGTGAAAGCAGCGATCTTAAAACGAAGAACCGTCACACCCTGACTGCCATCGCGATGGACAACGTACATGTCTTCAAGTTGATCGACTCTTCGATGAAGAAAGCAACTTACGAAGAAGCCTATCGGGGCTTGTATATGCAAACTACGGCTAAGCGCTATATGGGTAACCATGAGCAAATGGCTGGCACTCCCCTTGACCAAGCGATCTTGACGATGTATCACCACATCGCTGACTTCCGAGTGAAGCACAATGTTCAAAAGATGAACTTCATCACTTTGACTGACGGTGATGGTGAAGGCCTGCGTATCGCGGCTGGCATCGATCTTCCTGGTTCTACTTCTAGTGCGAACAAGCGAGTCGTAGAAATCCTTGGCCAGAAGATCGAGATCGGTGGGTATCGTCAGACTACTCCAGCTCTGCTTCAGGGTCTTCGGAATATGGGTGTCCGCACTATGAACTACCACATGATCAGTGCAGGTTCCATCGTATACAATGCAGAAGATCTTCACGATGCTTCTGAAGACACGAAGATCGCAGCTATTGCTAAGATGAAGAAAGATGGTTGCTATATCGTCGACAACAATAATGGTTACGATCGTCAGATCTTCACTACCCTGTCTGCTGGTGGTATCGCGTCTAAGACTGTTACTGCTGCTGACGATGAAGACGAAGAAGATGATGTCGAGACTGACATCAACAATCTGGCTGAAGGCTTCGCAGCTAAGGCTTTCACGAAAAAGCGGGATCGTTTGGTTGCCGCAAAATTTGCAGAAATTGTGAGTTAAGGGGTTGACATTTCCCCTTAACTACCTTATATAGAACAAGTAAGGCAAATCAAATGGAGATCACCATGTCCGACGTTCAAAGCTTCATCGACGCCATCAAAACTGCTCACCCGAACTTTACGACTTTCTCGCGTAAAGAACTCATCGACTTTGCCGATAATAGCGGCATCAAACACAGCGTTGTTTGGGGTGTGATCAAAAACGTCCCATCCGTGAAACGCGGCATCTATGATCTTTCCGCAACAGTGACTCAGCTTCGTCCGGTTGAGAACACTCAGCCAAAGATCGTGCTTTCCGACGATGGCACTTACATTCCCAAGCGTCTTCATACATACGTCAAGTGGGGTCACTATCGCGACATCGCTACGATCATTGAGTCTAAGATGTTCTACCCTGTTTACTTGACGGGCCTCTCGGGTAACGGTAAGACCATGATGGTCGAACAAGCCGCAGCCGAAGCTAACCGCGAGTTCATTCGCGTCCAGATCACTCCTGAGACTGACGAAGACGATTTGATTGGTGGCTTCCGACTGGTAAACGGTGAAACAGTCTTCTCCAAGGGTCCAGTCATCAAAGCGATGGAAGCTGGCGCCATTCTTCTGGTCGACGAGATTGACCGTGGTTCCAATAAGCTCATGGCTCTTCAAGGTGTTCTTGAGGGTAAACCTGTCTTGATCAAGAAGACTGGTGAGTTGGTTTCTCCGGCCCATGGCTTCAACATCATCGCTACCTCGAACACCAAAGGTAAGGGTTCTGAGGATGGCCGCTTCATCGCGGCAACGATCATCGACGAGGCTTTCCTTGAGCGCTTCACTATCACTATGGAACAACCCTATCCGGTTGCTGCAGTCGAGAAGAAGATCGTCATCAAGCACATGGAACTCTATGGCTCGGTTGATAACGACTTTGCTGAGAACCTGACGAAGTGGTCCGGTGCAATCCGCAAAACCTTTGAAGATGGCGGTGTCGACGAAATCATCTCGACTCGGCGTCTGTGCCACATCGCTCAGACTTTCTCGATCTTCAAAGATCGTAAGAAAGCGATTGAGCTCTGTGTTGCTCGGTTCGACGACGACACTCGGGCTGCCTTCGTTGATCTCTACTCCAAGATCGACGCAGCTGCTAACGCTCCGAGTGGTAAGACCCACATCACTACGAACGCTGACGACGAGTACCGCAACGACGCTCCCTTCTAAGGAAACACAATGTTGAAATACATCGGGGTTGCAGCTGTATTGGCTGCAACCTATCAAGTTCCCTACGGCCTCGAGGCTGCAGCGTCCATTCTTAGTTTGTTAGCATTATCGTTCTATGCGATGGCGTTTAGGCTTTTCACTGGACTCTCTCAAGCTGAGCTCGTTAAAGACGTCGACATCTTAAGAATGTTAACCATCTACATGATCTACGTCACTCTTGCATGTATCTTGTTCTTTAGTCAATACCAATACGTCACAGTGTTTGCGCTACCTTGGTTGGGTATCCAGACCGTGATCAACACACTTTCGGTTCTGATCAAGCTTAACATCATCGGTGTCAAACGGAAATAGGCAGGTTTTTGCTTATACACCAAAGAGTATATTGACATGATGGCTTTATGGTGATAAATATTGGTTACCCGAAGTAGAAACAAAGGTAAATCCATGACAACTCTAACACTCGTAGGCACGGTCTTGTCGACCGCGACCGTCATTGCTATGTCGACAATTACTGTGAACGCCTACAACTCCACTATTGAGATGGAAGCAGAACGTTCTGCTCCTGTTATGATAAAAATCATCGAAAGTCCAAGTCTTCAGACATATCAAAGCTCTTCATTCACTGTCGACTTAAACGCGATCGTTCAAGACGTAGTAGAGTATCAATCAGAACTCGAATGCCTTGCACAGAACATCTATCATGAAGCGATGGGCGAATCTGAGTTGGGCCAACGTGCTGTAGCTTACACCACGATCAATCGAACAAAAGATGAAAGGTATCCCACCAGCATATGCGGTGTAGTGCATCAGGCAGTCACTGACGCTAACGGACAACCGTTAAGAAACAAGTGCCAGTTCTCTTGGTATTGCGACGGTAAGTCTGACAAGATCGAAGACAAAGAAGCCTACGACAACGCAATTGCTGTAGCTACCATCGTTATAAATACGTATGGTAACTCTTTCGACCCTACAATGGGTGCAACCATGTACCACTCTGAAGACGTTAAGCCTCATTGGCAGAACGCGTTCAGTCAGACTACTGAGATTGAAAATCACATCTTTTACAAAGTTGAGGGATAAGCATGACTCGGATCGTACAAAGAGCGCAGATCATTGATGGTAGCGTGACTATCAAGACTTCTGCAGGAGCATTCAAAGTTTTAACTGCGCATGAACGAGAAGGCATTGCAACTGTTTGGTACGAAACTATTGAGAAACCTGTTATCCCTGTTGACGTGACTTTCACTGTTGTGCCAACTGGTGGTGGTGTACCTCATCAGTCGATCTATGTCGGAACAGCATTCATCGACAATAAGGCCTCGCATATCTATCAACATCCAGACTTGTGAGCACGGCATGAGTGAAGCTAAAGAAGAAGAACAAAAAGACGAAGGCTACACTCAGCGTGAATGGGATCGTGCTGTCGGTATTGGCAAGGTCCCTGATGAATATGCAAAGCGCATAAACACTTATGAAGAAAAACTCCGAAGATATGACCGAGGATAGCACTTTTCTATTGACATCTTGAGCGATAAATAGTACAAAGAACTATCGGAGGCACCATGCAATCATTCAAGAATTACGTTGTCGAATCAGTTGATGTTAGCGGTCTTACTGCTAAGATCGACTCGTACAAGCAGGTAGGCGAGATAGTCAACCCAGAGTATGTTCGACTTAACGACTCAGCCAAACAGCTGTTCCGTAAAGATTCGAACGCTGTACAAAACCATGCACTCGATCTTTTGCGTTCTGCTCGAGCTGCGAAAGAAGACGACTCAATCGTCAACGACATCTACTACAGCTTCTCTGACAGTATGACCGGTCTCGGCAAACTTCAGAAGATAGCTGAGAAGAACAAGAACTCATCTGATAAGTACGTCAAGTCTATCGTTGCTGAAGTGAATAAACTCGTTGCAGCATGGAAGCCTATTGCTGACGACCTGAAAGCTCTCAAAGAAAAGGTTGTTAAGGTTACAACCAAACGTGCTGAGACAAAGGCTGTAGCTACAAAGGCGATGGAACGGAAGTTTGCTGACTCTTCGTCTCTGATCAAAGTGTTCGAAGATCACCTTGAAGAATATAAGAATGGTGCTCGTGAAGAAGCTCAGAAGTTCATTGACGCTCGCATCGCTGCCTTGAAGAAAGCAGAGTGGGATCTGAACAAAGTAGCTCCAGAGCCTAAGACTGGTTATGGCACAGAGGCCTACAAGATGGCTCAAGCCCGTCGAGCAGTTTACTCGTCGATCACCAAAGCAAAAGATCAATACCCTAAGAAGGGTGAGCCCGACACTCGTGTGTTGAATCAGGTGATGGTTGATCGATACATCGACCAAAACGTTCAAGCTGCTGAAGACGACTATCGTGGATTCATGCAGAAGATGATCGAGAAGATTGGTAAACCAGTCGTCAAAGCTACTATGACTGGTAGCATCTGGCGTAACGCTCTTCTTACTATCGAAACGAATGATGGTGAAGAGCAAGTTTGGAACACTAAGATGATCATCAACTACTCGAAATATCAAAAGGCTTACAACCAGTTCCCGAGCCTACGCAAGAAATAAGGACTATATGATGTATGATTTTGAAATGAAAGTTACAGTAACTTTCTTATACGAGATTACGTATGAAGATAAGGTAAGTCAGTCCGGTACCCATTACACAAAGACCGAACGGTTCACTGACTGGGCAAAACTTCGTGATTTTGCTTATGGCCTTAAAGGCAAAAAGATTATTCAAGTCCTTGAAGTAAAAGACATGACCCGTGCTTTGCACAATGATATGGCTACGCAGGGAAAAGACTAAATCGTTAGGTATTGTTATAAATAGATTTGTTTACCAAAGAAGGACACAAATCTTATGATCAGATTTAAAGAATTTACGGAATCTAGTGAAGATTACGTTTACAAAACACAAGCAGCTGCAAGAAAAGCATTTAAAGAAAATGATAGAATGCGCAGATCTGAGGGTGGAACTAAATACAGCAGATCAGATGCAGAAGATGCTTTTGCTGACATGGTTTCTTATTGGATCAAAGATAAGTACGTACCTAAAACTGCTTCAAACTGGACGCTATATTGATCTGAAAATAATAGTTGACATTGACGAGTAACTGTGTTATAAATAACTATGTAGTGATGATATTCACTGAACACGTTCTGGACTCGGGGGCGGTACCCGACGGGTCCACCATAGATACATTATGCCACTTAGTGGTTGAAGAACTGACATTGCGAGATGTTTTGAACTAATTCGTTGATACCCGTAAGGGAGGAGATTAGATAGTGTATCTTTGCTGGGCTCGAAATAGGATCGACAGGCGCACTAGGCAGGATGGAGCTACCCCGATCTAAGCTGGGTTAACGCGAAGAAAACAACAAATGCAAACGAAAACTTTGCTCCTAAGGCTTACGCGCTAGCCGCATAATCCTTTCGGGTTGGCAACTTACCTCGGAACAGAAAAGTTGCGCTTACACCACACATTACAACACATGAGGCATTTCAATATGGCAATTTCACGTCGCATTACACCACAGGCAACTATCATCAATCCGAATATGACAGGCATTCATCCTATCCACAACACTTCAGGTGTTGTTAATCCCTATCAGATTCCAGTAGCTACTGCTACACCGGTAAATCAACCTGCACATCTAGCTGACGCCTTCAAACCAAAGCGTGCTGGCAAAAACCCAAAGCTTTCTCACATTGTATTCGTCCTCGATGAATCGTCTTCGATGAGCTCGTGCTATGATCAAACGATCGCCGGCTACAACGAATACTTGAAAGCTCAGAAAGAAGATGCTGAAAAGACCGGCATCAAGACTTTGGTCTCACTGTACAAGTTCAACGGCTATGATGTACGAGCAATCTTTGATCGTCAAGATGTAGCTGAAGTTCCGCCACTTGACAAGAACAACTATCGCCCAAGTGGTGGTACTAACCTTCATGACGCTATGGGTGGTGTTATGATGAAGATCAACGCTCTTCTGGCTGAAAAGAAGAAAGAGGATCGTGAATCGGTTATCATCACTGTTCTGACTGATGGTGAAGAGAATCAGTCCCGCACCTTCCGTTCGACTGACGTTAAAGCCATGGTCGAAAAGGCAGAAGGTAAGAACTGGGGATTCATGTTCCTTGGTGCAAACATTGACGCTTTCCACGCTGGTGCTACGTTGGGTTTCAACCACAACAACACTATGCAATTCAATACTGCTAATGCTGCTGAGACTATGCGCTCAGCTTCGAGCATGACTGCTCGTATGAAAGGTGCTTATGCATCAGGTCTTGACACTTCGTCGACCTATGCTGCTACTGCATTCTATGACAGCGAACGAGCAGCTGCTGTAGGTGACACAGATGCAGGCAAATAAGACACCATTTGAAGTTAGACTTGATGTCCTCAAGATGGCACAAGAGATGCTTGACCGTGAGACTGACATCAAACAAAACACATTCTTTGCGAAGTTGGAAACTCTTCGCAATGATCCAAAGGTATCGGCGAATGCTATCAACGCTTTCATCGATACCCACTCACCAAAGATGTATGAACCGAGCGAAGTAGTGGCTCGCTCAAGCGCACTCTACACCTTTGTTAATGATACCACTAGAAACAAATCCTAAGGAGACTATGAAATGATGAAATCCGTTATGATCGCTGCAGCAGCAATTACCGCAATGGCAACTATGGCTTCGGCCGCTGATCGTCCTACGTTCTTGGCATATTCTGAATATGCTATTGAAGCAGAGACCTTTGAACTTGGCGCTGGTGCTGAATTCGTTTTTGGTGATCGTGTGATCGTTACCCCGATGTTGATCGGTTTTGGTACGAATGAAGACTTCGCGTTTGATCGCGCCGAGCTGAAAGCATCGTATGGCGTAAGCGAGAACGTTGACTTGTACGGTAAGATCGCAACCGACAGCGACTTGAACTACGAAGAAGCTACTGTCGGCGTTGCCTTCCAGTTCTAAGCTGAAGATGGGGTGGTTACCTAATAAACCCGCGCGGAGCCACGGTTAGCTCCGCATTTTTATCTATCATAAATGTTAGAATCGAGACGTATGGAAGACTTTCAGGCTTGGCAATCATACCCGCATATGCGACACTGGTTCAACAAGTTGTATCTTGCGGAGCGTCTTGGTTATGATTGTGGTCCAGGCGGGGTTCCACCAAATAAGTCTAACTTTTACTGTGTAAGGCCGATCTATAACTTAGGCGGTATGGGTGTAGGTGCTAGAAAACAATGGATCGAAGCTGAAGATGGTAGCAGCGTAGAACCCGGATACTTTTGGTGTGAATGGTTTGATGGTGAACAGTATTCGTTATCTTATAAATCTTCTGATTGGTTTTCATACAACCAGATCTCTTGCTTCAAAGCGGAACGAGACGTTGAACGACTCTTTCGGTTCAAACGATGGACAAGATCTGACTACACTTTCGTCATTCCTTTCACGATCGAAGAAGAGATAATGATGTCAGGCGTAGATGTAGTCAACATCGAAGTGATTGGTGATAAAGTAATTGAGATTCATTTCCGTGACACCCCTGATCCTGATTACGACGAGTTGATTCCAGTTTGGTCAGACGAACAACAAGTTGTTGACATTTATGGAAAACTAGGGTATACTTTTATAGAAGCCCCCGATAATTCAAACGGACATCTTGCCATGCATAGGCTAGGCTTCATGGTAAAATAGGAGTGCATATGTTAATCTCGACTTATTTCAAAGAAAACGCTAACGCCGCTCGTGCTGAAGTTATGAAGAACGAAGCTGGCAACTATTACTACATCGACTACTATGATGCAGGTGGAAACAAAGTCTTCACCGAAGCACATCCTGGTAAAGCTCTTCATTTTGTAGAAGACGCCGCTGAGAACTGGACACTTGGTGTGAAAGTTCTTAAAGGTTAATATGCAAGTTGAATTGACCGCGGAAAGCATTCTCCGTGAAGTCAGTAGGTATGTTAACGAAGAAGTATCTTATATCGATGCCCTCGTTCACTACGCTGACATTCATGGGATCGAGATCGAAGTGATAGGCGACATTGTTCGCCGCAGCCAAATCATGAAAGCCAAAGTTCATGAAGACGCTGAGAAACTCAACTTAGTTGAAAAACAGAATAGGTTACCATTCTAATGTCCGTCTACTCAACGCAAGCAGCCTTTGAACTCTACATCTATTACCTTGCGTTGAAACGGCACTTCACTACGGACTATAACTTCTTCAAGTACAATGGTAAAGTGAATGCCTCTCAACAAGCGTTCGAGAATCGCAAGGACAAGTTCCAATTCTACAAACTCTCGAAACGTAAAGATGCTAAGGAGTTTATCCTAGCAAACATGATCTTTGAGCCAACGCTCTGGATCGGAGACCTTCTCGACAATGAGAAGGCCGAAGAGGTCTACGCCGAGTGGACACGTAAGCAACAGAGTTTGTCCTACGTGTTCAAGAACGACCTCGCTGAGTTGAACGAAGACTTCAACTCGAATCTACTCGTGAAAGATGGGCAGCATCCTAGACTCCTCCAGCTCTATAATATGCGTCGTATCAACATCGAGACGTTGGTGATCATCGACGACCTTGTGCAAAATTTTTCTTACTGGGAGAGAAAAATTGCTGACCCAGTCATCTTTCCACATATAAATAAGTTTGTCGGCAAGGTAAGACCCTTCATCCATTACGATAAGTCAAAGATGAAAGCATTACTTCTCGACAAATTTCAATCGCAACAAGCCGCATAAATTCGCTTATAATCGCAAAGGATACTATATATGTCTAGCTCATTCGCAGCACTCAAAAAAGCCCGTTCGTCTTCGTTCGACAAACTGAACCAGCAATTGCAGAAGACCGTCGGCGGCCAATCAAACAACAACGATGACAAGTACTGGAAACCCGACGTTGACAAGGCGGGCAATGGATACGCTGTTATTCGTTTCTTGCCGGCCTCTGAAGGTGAAGATCTGCCATTCGTCAAGATGCACGATCACGGCTTCCAAGGTCCAGGTGGTTGGTATATTGAGAACTCGTTGACGACCATTGGTCAAGACGATCCTGTCTCAGAACACAATTCCAAGCTTTGGAACTCGGGCAACGAGGCAGACAAAGAAATCGCACGCAAACAAAAGCGTCGCACCAATTTTCATGCTAACATCTATGTTGTTAAGGACGCATCAAATCCTTCGAATGAAGGAAAGGTGTTCTTGTTCAAGTTCGGCAAGAAGATCATGGAGAAGCTTCAGGAAGCAATGAACCCACAGTACGAAGGTGAGGCTGCGGTCAATCCATTCGATATGTGGGAAGGTGCTGACTTCAAACTGAAGA